TTTTCTCCTTTCTTAATAAAAGAGAATAGGACTTGCCTATTCTCACGTTTTCCCTATAAAGGGAATATGTTAGCAAGTTCCTGTAATCAGGCTTGTAGTATTCTACTCTATGCTATTAAATGTTAGTTCCATAGATACTTCCGTACCCACTGCACCCACAACCATTGTTGCAAGTAAAGATAGGTTGACGTCCGTATACGGGAACAGTACTCACAGGGCAATTTTGAAGACGATTATACAAAGCGTCTACCTCTGCTTCTTGTCCTCTTCTTAACTCTGCTGTTTGTTCAATTTGACTTGCTTGACCTCTAGCATATAGAAGTTCTTGTCTTAATTGTGCGATAGTATCATTCTTTTGGTCTATCTTATCTTGGCAAAGTTGGTCTAATACCCTCTGTACATTTTGATTTTGGTTAGCCAAAATATCTCTAACACCCTCACTTATTGCCTGTCTATCACTACAGTTCTCGCTTAAAATAGTACTAGTTAAGTTGGCAATACCTAAGCGATTTTCACAACAACAGTTAGAAAGAGCGTTATTTAAGTTATTAAAGCCTTGTAATGTAGCAATTTGGTTATTAAAATTTTGGTTCATATCAGCCACTTGTCTGTTATTAGCACTTATTTCAGCATTATAGAAACCGTTAGATAAATTGCTGTTTATACTTGCAGTAGAACTACAAATTTCATTACTTAAACCACTTATTCCACTTTGTATGTTTTCTATTTGATTAGATAAGTGTAATGTGTCAAAACCATTATTAGTATTTGTCATAATATCTTTTTGACCATTTGATAGCCAAGCATAGCCGTCATCAAAACCTCTTCCACCAAAGAAACCACCATTACCATTATTTCCCCAACCTCCGTTACCGAAGATTAAAGCAAAAAGTAAAAGAACCCATAGACCGTCTCCACCAAAACCGTTGCCATAACCACCAAAACCATTCATAACAGGGTATGGGTAAGCAAAGCCATTGTTATTAGTGGCTAAATCTACTGTAGGCACAATACCTGAATTTCCGTTCATTCTTTTCTCTCCTTTCTAAATATTTGGGTTGCTAGAAAACTCATAGGAAAGTATCATTTCTAGCATAATACTCTCCTATCAGGCTTCTAGCCTATTTACTAGGAGTTTGCTGATTTAACATACCCATCATCTGTTGCCATTGTTGTTTTTGCTCTGGGCTGAAATTATTTATAGTTTCATTCAATAATTGATTAGGGTTTTCTTTATTCTTTTTTGCTTCTTGATACTTTTGAAACGCTTGTGGGTTCATCATCTTCAACTGTTTTTCTAGTTGGTTCATCATTTCTTTTGGTATCTGTTGCATTTTTTGTTGAAGAAGCATTTGAAATATTCCGTTCATTTTGTTTTACTTCCTTTCTAAGTTCATCTATTTGACTTTGTAACAAGTCTATTTGTAAATCTTTTCCATCTTTAAATGTCATTTCACTGAGTTCGTAAGTTTTAATGTTCCCATTAGCATTTTTTACCCAAACAATGCTCATATCTTTACTAAAGAAAGGTGTATCTCCTACAATTACTTCTTTTTGTACTTCTTCAATGTTATTAGCATATTTTATTACTTCTCTATTATTTGGTGCTAATTGAAAGTTTTGTGTAAGATTAGTAGGCTGAGGCATAGGTTGAGATAACTGTTGTTTCATCTTTTCAAGTTCTGCCATTTGAGCATTTATTCTATCTAAAGTAATTTGCGTATAGTATGGGTTATTATACATATATTCCTCCTATTCAAATAAAAAAGAGACGTAAATATTGGTGTTTTAAACTCAACTTTAAACGTCTCCTTTCTGTCAAAACTATTCTTATTGACAAAAACATTATCACATAGAAAAAGGTTGCTCAAATGCAACCTTATAGCAATAAATATGCCTTAGTAATCATTACCTTGTAATAATCATCATATAACTGCTTTATTTTCTTTATTTCATAGCCTATTGTACGTTCGCTAACGCCTATTTCCATACTGATTTTAAGTATACTTTCTTTGTTTAAATACATATTTAATATTCTAATTTGTTCGTCATTTAAAGATACATTGGCTAAAAAATCATCATATATAGCCTTAATTTTTAATTTTTCTTGCATATTTTCCCTCGTTTTGGCGTGTATCATAACATACCTTTTGTCAAAAATGACTGCAAAGTTTATGCAAAATTATGCAAAGTTATGAAATTTTTAAAAAAAAAGAAAAAGACTACATAAAACATTTAGTCTTTTCAAAAATTTCTTTTCTTCTAGTGCATAAAGTACGATAAGAGCAGTTGTTATTATATGCTATTTCTTTTGTTTTCTTTCCCTCAACCAATTCTTTTAATATCTTTTTATCACGATTTCGTAATATTTGACTACTCATTATGTAATTATATGCTTCTCTAGTATAATCATAGTAATATTCTTTCGTCTTCATTTTAACCCCCATCAATTTTTTTATGAACTTATTGTTTGCTTATTATAACCATATTCAGGCATAAAACTTTTATATATAACAATAGTTTCATTTTCCTTGCTTTTTGCTTCATCTATGCTTAAATTATTATAAAGAATTTTCTTTTCTATGTTCTCCCAGCCATATTTTTGAATATCTGCATACATTTCAGTATTTTGCTTATAACCATTTCCCTCACGCCAACGCCTTTTAGGACTTGTTGCTTTGCCTATGTAAACCTTTCCATTTGGGAAAATAAGCATATAAATTTGCAATTTAATAACAGGTAAGCCTTTTTCTTCTAAAGATGAAACACCACTGTTTTTTAATTTGTCATAAATGGTTTTGCGTCTATTTTGGACAGTCCTTTCACTAATATTTAATGCTTTAGCGATTTCACTACACGACATTCCCTTAACAAGTTGTTCAAAACATAGTTTTTCTTTGTCATTTAGTATAATAGAACCCATTATTTTATCATAATCTTTTTGTTCATAATTATATGTGTACTGCATAGTTTTCATTTATATACCCCCCCTTGAGTTCGGGTATTTTACCATTAACTATCATTATTTGTCAAGTAATATTCCAGTTTTAACTATCTTCCAACTGTCCATTTTATGTGAAAGCATTTCACAATAGTCATTACCACCTAATGATTTATATATTTTAAATAAATTAGTCCAGTTTCTATAAACATAATCATTTATTTTTTGAGCGTCTGCACATTCAAAATAAATATTAGTTAATTGTGCTTGAAGTAAAATCTTTAATGCTTCATTTTGTAATTGTTCATTTACTTCTTTCTTTTTTAATTTGCTTCTATATGCTTTTACACTTGCTACTGCATACCCTAATGCACCTGTAATTACAAATTGCACTACTATTCCTAATACTTTTTCCCACATTTTATCAACCTCTATTCCTATTAATTTAAAATATACCATAAAATGTACTTTTTTTCAAATAAAAAAACTCTTCTTAAGAGTTTAAAAAAGAAAGCGAGGTGTATGCTTTCTAGCACCTATTAGGCACTGTACCAATGATATATATAAAAGCCTTCCCTAAAAATTGAAGAAGGTAAGATAAAGCATATATCATCAGTACACTACCTAATAAGTAGGTAGTGTGAAGTATAAAAATGAAAAAACAAATTAGTACCAACTCAATGATACTGTACCAGACATATCTAATCTAACAATCCTGCTAGAAACCATTTAGTAAAACTAAATACTTTAATATGTCCAGTACACTACCATTAAGGTAGTGCGAGTTGTGTTATGAAAAAAGATTTAACCTTATCAAAGGTGGAAGTGTGTTACCTTTGATAATTTAATTATAACTCTGCAATACTAAATTGTAAAGTTTCTTTTAGTTAAATTAAGTCTCTTGACACTTTCTAAATTGTTAAGACTTTCTTGAAGTTTTTTATCAGTGTTACAAGTTTGATATAAGTAAAGCATTACCTGTACTTTTGCAAATTCTTCATCTTCATTACTAGAAGTTTTGTTTTCTAAATAATTTATTAACTCTCCAACTATTTTGTCTACATAGTCCATTCTATTTTCTCCTTTTAAGTCAACAAAAAAAGAGGTTAAGCCTCTTCTATGGAAAGTGAATACACATTTTTTTAATTGCTACTGAAATAAAGGAGGTAAGCCTTAGTGTTCAGTAATACAACAATACTAGGTCAATATGAAATACACAAATAATAAAAAAGAATAAGATTTAGTGTGTTTATTTCAACTTTCCATAGTTTTGACTAACTACATATTACCAAGTTATTGTTGGTGTGTCAACTGTTTCTGGCAGATTATTACCATTTATCGTAACATTAGTGCCATTTATTACTACTATTTTATCTTTTTCAAAGTAATCTTCAACTATTTTAGTTATTATATCAAATGAATTACAATAAATATCACACCAAAAATCTTCATTACAATTATCAAAACCAGTAAATGCTA